CCAACACCACCATCAATAATTAAAGATCCAGTAGTAGGAGAACTAGAATCTTTTGTGGAATTAAAATTTATAGTTCCATTAGGATCATCTTTTCCAATATTGATAGTAGTTGCTTCTGCTCCCAAATTTATTGTTTCAGCAACACTATTAATTAAATTAAAAGTTGTTGATTCGGTCTCTAATGTATCACCATTTACATTCAAATTTTGTTTAATAGTAACACCACTACCAACAAATAAACCTCCTCCAGTAGTAGTAATACCTCCACTAGACGCTAATGTAGATGGACCAGTTACTCTTAAATCAGACTGAATAATAGCATCACCAGTTACTTGTAGATCATTTCCGACAAAAGCATCTGTGGTTACTCTAAATGTTCCAGTTACATCTAATGTGTACTGAGGATTATTGTTTTGAATACCAACATTACTCATCCTATAGATTTCATTGGTAACTACACCAGAATCTACAGTATATCCCCACAAGTCAGATACTTTTATTCTGACAATATCTCCAGGATTATCAGGATCTGCAATTGCCTGTATAGTGGTGGTATTTACTCCTAAACTATTAACATCAACAAAATTTATTGTAGAGAAGGATCTGGCAACAGCAGGAGCAGTAGCATAATCAGAATCTGCCGGAACGGGAACTATAAAATTACCCTCTTCTTGTATTTTTATTCCTTCTTTTAAAGTTGGAATTGTAGTGACCCACTGAAGTCCAGTGGCATCTCTTGAAAGATATGCACCATTTGCTCCAGGAAGATTATCAGAATCGTAAATGGTTTCTGATATAGCAATACTTCCATCAACATCCAGTCTTAATTTATCTTCACTAGATGGTATATAATTACCACCTCTTTCTTGACTTCCAGGTTGGGTTAAACCTAGACCAATAGTTCCTGCTGCAGATACAACAACATCAAATCCCTCTACATCACCTTTTATTTGTATCCTATCTACAGGTTCTTCTGTCGAAATACCTATTCTTTTTGTAGTATTATTGACATTAAAAAATGAGTTTCCTACACCTACACCAAAAAATGTATTAACGTTTGCCCATTCAAGATATGACTTTCCAAGAACCTTTAAGTCCTTCTCTACAGTTACATTACCTTTAAAAACAAAATCCTCTTCAGCAAATAAAAGTCCCTCAGCATATAAGTTTCCATAGATATAAACATTCTCAAATACTGAGTTTCCTGTTCTAGAAAAATCTGGTTTTACTTGAGGTGCTGTCATTTGTTCTTTATGCTACCGTTGAGTTGTTTAATTCTGGTGCTCCACCACCCAGTTGACCCTCAAAAGTCCGTTGTAATGGAGAAACTTTTAGTGCTTTTGCCAAGTCAGTTTTCTGACTACCAATTTTCAATATAATATTCTGTGCAGAAACAACTAATTGTGAAGTACAAGAAAATTCACTTGTATCACCAACATCAATTTTATTTGATTTAAGAACTATTGTTTCAGCATCTAAAGTAATAGTTCTGCCTTTCAAATTAATATCACCATCTACAGCTGTTATATTCGCATGTCCATTAAAAGTAGTAAGTTGAAAATCTACTTTATTTTCAGGATTCTTATCACCACAACTTATTTGAAATGTTCCTTCGGCATCAATTTTTGACATATCATTATCATAATGACCAATGTTAAACTTTGTTCCAGAAGAATTTTCAGAATTCATCTGGAACGCACATAGTCCCGCATCGGTTTGTTCTTGATTCCCTGATTCAAATATTAATTTACCTCCGGGGAAAATTTCACGATTTGTAGTATCTCTCATTACGACCTCACGCAATCAATAACTTGAATAACTTCTTTTTGTGGAGGAAGAACACTCATAATTGGTCTCAATATTGCTCCAACTCCTGTATTACTATTAATATTTAGATTAGGTAATCCATTATATCCAAAGTTGTTAATAGATACTGCGGTCACCTGACCATCAGTTATTGTTATATCGACGCCTTCAGCAGTATCATCTTCTTGATATCCATATCCAGGATTTTCGATTACAACATCCTTAATATAAAGTGGCTCCACAACACCATCAGCAGGGTAATTTTCACCTTGACTAATAATACTGACAGATGTTACTTGTCCTTGAGAATTAATATTTGCTCTACCGAATGCACCATAACCTCTATCGCAAGCATCACCGAAAGATACAAATGGTGCCTGACTATATCCACTACCAGGATCCTCAATTTCTACACCAACAATACTAGCAGTTTTCTGAACAGAACCAACAATATCCTCAGTATCTAAAGCATCAACATACTTACCAAGTATAACTTTTCCTGTGGCACCTATACCATCGCCACCAAAAAATTGAACTTTTGGTGATCCACACTCAAAAACATTTCCAGTATAGCATCCACCCAATGTGTCCCTACTATCACCAACATTTTGTCCAAAAATACTCCACTTACCATATTGTCTTTCAAAATCATCAGCAAGATTTGCCACGCCTCTAGATAGTGCTCCATCTTCGGTAATCTGATTAAATAAATCTTGCTGTTCAGATTCACTTTTATCTCCTACCAATCCAACATTATTAACATACTTAACGGAAGCAGGACATTTCTTATCATCATCACATCCAAACAAGTTGCTAACTTTTCTTATTGTATTAACAATACCAATTAAAAAATCTTTTGCCTTGAATACAAATTCAAGAGCCTGTGCTATAGGATCAAGTAGTGTCTCTGTTGCCTTATCAATCAAATCAATTATGGCATTTGAAAACCCACCAAGAATTTGTTTTATAGCACATACTGGAGTATTAACCATACTCTTAATAGAAGCATTAATCAAGTCAGTAAATATGCCTGTTGTTGCTTTTAGAAGTTTATCTCCCAAACATGTCAGTCCTTTAAATAAATTATCTATTGGAGAAATTTGTCCTGTTTGACGTTCGGTTATTTCTTTTAGTGCTGCTAATAATTGATTTCCTTCAAAAACTTCTCTTGCTTTTTGCTCCAATTGTTTCATTCCTTCTGATATTACACCTACAAGTTTATCGGTAAGTGCTCCTATTACACTAGTAATAAACCCAGACATAGATCGTGTAAGTATTCTCACAACCTTTTTAATTTCTCTAGGAAGATTTACTACTGCTTTACCTGCTCGGGTAATCTTATTGAAAAAGTTTTCTAGTGCTGCTTCTGCCTCCATAAAAAAGTTATTTTTACAAGGATCACCATTTATTATTTTTGTTTTAGAAGTATTTGAATCTGGTGGGCATTTATAAAGAATTCCATCTTCCTCTAATTGCTGTCTTTGTGCAGCAAGTTGTCTATTTTGTTTGGAAGTATCTGATTTTGGTTTTGGTGTGCAGAGCAATCCAAGTTGATCATTAAATTCTTGCCTACCAACACTCTCTGTCGGATTATCATTTTCCAAATAACCAGATTTAGTATCAAACTTACCAGTACCATATCTTATTCCAGGATTTCTAGTCAAACATCCATCAATAACTGGATACTGGTTATCCGTATCAAAATAATATCCAGTAACTACATCTCCTTGAGATATTCTAGGCGTTCTAACTGCCCCTTTGGCACCAGTTCCATCACAAACACCTAACTGAATTATAGCAAATCTCGTATCTTCTTCTTTCAAAGATTCATCCATAGGATGAACTCCCATAATAGCAACTCGGCATCTCAGTCCATTTTCACTATCCTGAACTTTCTCACTCTGTACTCTACCTATCCACCTACCATGTTTTTGTCCATAAACACAAGTATTAAAATCTGACATTATTTCCCTCTAGTAAAATGTAATCCATAAGAATCTCTCATTAAAGTCATAGAAGTAATGGATTTATTTGGCTCAAAACGATGACAAAGTGCTTGTATTATATATGGTCCACTTCTTGTTTGGTCTGGTCCCTGAATTTTATTATCAGATTTACTTTCAAATTCTATATGTATTGTATCCCCAGCCTTAAGATTAGTATTACAAGGAACTCTTACTTTATATTCTTGAGATTTTAATATATTATATCTAACAGACGTTGCAGCATAATATAATTCTGGACTATTGTTAACATCTCTACCTTTCTTATCATCAGCAGTATCTAAAATAGCAGTTTGTATTCTTCCAATAAATTTTCCGTTTTTAAATTCCTCACTTACAACTCTAGGTATTTTTTGCTTTTTACCAAGAGAAGATAATTTTCCATCTCCCACAACAGAAATATCAATTTCAGTAAAGGTATAATCAGTTGGATCAAAAAATATTGTTTTTGTTTGATATGCTCCAATATTAATTAAATCATTAATACTTTGAGTGCTTTCATCAGTAAGACTCAGTATTTTAAAATCATTCTCTTCACCACCCTCATCAAAAGATGACTTATTCACCCCATTAAATTTATAACGATGAGTCTGTCTTTCATAAGTCTTTGAGTTTATTATAGCATCTGCAGAAACATATCTAAAACCATCCTTGACTTCAAAGAAAAAATATCCAGGATTATTAGTATTAGAGGGTATTGATTGTTTTGCCATCATAAGCAATATATCAAGGGGCTTTTTATTACCACCATAAAAAGACCAAGAATTTACTGGTTTATCGATTTCAATCATACTTTCTGGTAATTCCAATTCCTCTGTTAAAATTTTTATAACATTATCACCAATATTTCCACTATAATTCTTACCATCTCTCTGAATATCATTCTTTAATGCTATTAATGATGCAACTTTCAACGTAATTGTTTCTGATGTCGAATCTTCATTTATCTTCTGATAGTTAGTAACATATAAAAATTTATATTCGTTAGAAGAAAAATCAAGTGTTGGTCCAAGTGTAGGTTTAATTTTTGCAACAACGCCTGATGCTTGTCCCAAAAGATTGGAAAGCATTTGACCTCTTGATTGAGGATCATCAGAACTAGCACCAACACCAAGACCACTAGAAATTTGTATAGACCCTGTTATGTGACCAGAAAAAATATTCTCAAAATAATCAAATTGAATCACTCTCATCTGTGGAGTATTATAAAGATCGAAGACACCGTTCTCAGTGACAATCTTAAACTCTTCATATTTTGATTTTGATGCTGCTAACATTATCCTAACCTAAAAGTCTGTAAATTTACTCTTTTACCAGTAAATGCTATTAAATTTCCAATGCCTGAAGAAGATCCTCCAGACATTTGTGGTGTATTACTATTTACATAATTATCAACTCTTTGATACATTGGCAATATTGCTATAGTCATATCAGTATCAGACTGACCACCAGAAAGATTTCTAGAGTTTAATAATCTAGATATTCCACCACCCTTATTATTTTTAAAATGATCATATGGATCAAAAGAATTAATAATCCTTCCATTTACCCAGGCATCTTCGACAGATCTTAAAATTGTATGTGGATTTCCACCATCTTTTTCATTAATATGTGTTGTAACATGAGGACCTGTAGCACGCCCAGTAATTCCTTGAGTTCCTAAACTTTGACCTCCACTTAAAATATCTCCAACTTTAACATGAACTTGGTCAAGATGTCCTATCAATAATTCATATTTCTTACCATCAATAATTGTCTCACCTGTCACATAATTTCCATATCCACTACCAGTAATTCCAGATCCATTACCTTGGAATCCTGTGCCAGTAATTGTTAAAGATTTGAATGGATTTGGTATGTTTGCGCCAACACTACCATCACCCATAACAATATCACTACCAGTTTGTTCAGCATCAGGATCATTTCTTTGAGAAACAAATGCAGTCGAACCAGTAAGAGTAGAAGTAGAAGTAGGGGTGGAAGTAGGAGAATCACCAGTTGGTGGTATTAATTTTTTTAAAGTATCGGGTTTAAATAACTTTTGAAAATTTTCATTCACTACAGAAAGTAATAACGCATTTTTTAAATTTTTATTGCTTGCCGCATAAAATCTTTTAAAAGGATTTTTATTATCAACATTACCAAAACTACTACTTTGAGGTGGTAAATTGGCATCTTGTGGTTTGTTGACAACCCCACCCATATTTCTCTTTTGAATTTCTCCTGTTAATGATGGGTTTGGAGATGGTGTTGGGGTTGGGGTTATTTTTGCTTGTGATGATTCTACATTTTGATTAAAGAGTTTACTATCAATTTCTTCAGATCTAGATATTCTCTCATTCCTATCAGAATCAGTGCTCTCTAATTTATCCCCAACTATTTCGTTTAATCTTTTCTCACTTTCCTTTAGATTTTTTTGAGATTCAGAAGGATTAAAAGATTCTTGAAAATCAGATAAAAATCCAACAAAATCAATCATTTTTTCAGTAATAAATCCTATTGCTTTTAATGTTCCAACAAAAATAGGTTTTGCTACTTTTAATACTGGTTCTAAAGTTTTGATTATTTCAGGCAATTTTGTAAGAATAAAACCAAGTAAAATTGCCCCAAAGAAATTTAAAACTCTATCCCATAAATTCATTACTGGAGCAGCAATTCTTCCAATAACTTTTCCAAAAATACCTGCTCCTTTTATATTTTTCTCCTCTACACTACCTTCTGCTTTTCTTCTCGTTTGATCTTTTGTTAATTTTAAAACTAATTGATCTTTTCTAATTTGAATTTTTCTCAATCTCTTATTAGAAGAGATTAAAGTACTCTTTATATTAGTAACATTTAGTTTTAGTTTTTCTACCTGAACTTTATTTTCCATTTTAGATTATACCAAATTCTGCGGCAACATGAAACGGAAGGAAATTATCAATATCTATAGAATTCACAACAGGTATTGAATTACCACCAGATGGTGGTGCGGATTGTGTTGGAGATGGAGAACCTTGGGTTATTGGTGCCATATTAATGGGTGGCATCACAATTGTAGAAGATCTATTTCTATTTAAAGAAAGATTTCTAACGGGTCTTGTTCCACCACCAACAGGTTTCTTCCTACTAATTTTAATATTACTTCCATTATTATTCGTATTCTTTAAAAGTCTCTCCAACTCTTCCTTATTCTTTATCTGTACCAATCTATCAGTAGTTTCTTTTAAACTTAACAACGAATCAGTAAATATTTTATTGGCAGATTCTTGTGTTGTAGCAATTTTCTTCATATCTCGGAAGAATCCACCTTCATTTTGATAATCCATAAATCCATAACCAAGTTTCTTCGCTTCAGGTTCTCTAGTTACATATTCACCCTTACTAACACGAACAGTATTCTTATCTATTCCTGACTTACCTCCAATTCTTCCTCCAAGATTAAACCCTTCAGGTTGTTCCTCTTCATCTCCACTACCACCAGTCAACATATCATAGACGGCACCACCTATCATATCACCAACAATACCGCCAAGTATTGTTCCAACTCCAGGAATTGGTATGAGGGATCCAAGAGCACCACCAAGTCCCGCACCAACTGCCTTTGCGGCAGCACGACCAATTGGTTCCCCTAAAGCAATAGATACGGCAAAATCAATTAGTGCTCCAAATACAGGTATTCTCTTAAATATAGGTCTTAATAATCTGGCAAGTCCTTTTGCTCCTGGTCCCATTCCCATGGACTTCATCATTCCACGGCCAAGTTTCTTTAATCCAACATCAGCTCTCTGCATTCCTTTGGCAAGAGGAGTTTTTGTTCTTTCAAATTGTCTAATCCTCTTCGTTGGAACATTAAAATCATCACTTCTTAATATTCTATCTCCGGCAAAATTAGTTGAGAATCGTCTTCTAACACCGGCAGCATTTCTAATTAAACCACCTCTCCTTACAGCATCACCAGCACCAGCACCAGCACCGCGCCGACCAATTCCAAGCAATCCAAGTCCTTTACGGAGAAGTCGATATGCTCGATAGATTTTATAAATCGCTCTACCAATTAATACACCACCAATAAGACTAAGTATTACCTTCCAATTTTTACCAATAAAATTAAATACTTTACCTATTCTTTCAGCATTTCCTGGTTTTGCCAACCATTTCATTGCCTGGTTGATTACAAATCCAGTAACAAGTGATAAAAAGAAATTTTTTATTCGATCAAGCAAACTTATTGCTGGTGCAGCAACTTTTTTAACTTGCCCACCAATAACTGAACCTACCTTCTTTACACCCTCTACACTTTTTTCTTCCCTATCTCTCCTATCTTTTTGAGATTGAGATCTTATTTTCTTTAATGTATCTTCTTCTCTACTAATTCTATGTGCAAAATCAAGTGCTAATTGATTTTGTATTTCTACAAGTATATTATTTGTCTCGACTAAAGTATTTGAAATATCGCTCGTAGGAGTAATATTTAACGGAGTTGTTTTCTTAACACCACGAAAAACTGAAGAAGAAGCCATTTTCTTCCCCAGTTTCGGTTTCTTATCTATCTTTGGTGCTTTAAAAAATTGTGTGCTAAATTCCACTCTGTTGCTGCTTCAGATTTTCTTCCTCAATATATTGTTGTAAAAGAGATATATAAATTTCTCTTTCCCAAGGAATCATATTTTCTAGCTCTGTCAAAGAGTATTTATGGTGCTGAATCAAGGCAAAGTTTGTCTTGTAATAATTTTCCAAACTCTCATGAGCCAGCGCTAACTGAAAAAACTTGCTAACCCTTCCAGTACAACTTCTGACTCCACACCTGTCTTAGGATTCTTCACATTAATTGTATGTGACAATTTTGGCATGGTGTTAAAGAATTCTTCAACATCCTTAAATTGTTTTGTATTCATCTGTTCTACAAAGTCACGCAATTCTTTCTTTGTAGAATCCGAAGAATCCCACGACTCTTCTTCATTAAAAATCTGCCCAATACATGCCGCAATTACATCCAAAGACTTATCAACATCATCACCACTATTATTAACTTCAAAATTATTTTCAACAAATTGCTTCAATGATGGGTATTTCATCTTAATTGACAAATTATCATCTAATTTAATAATATTGCTATGATTTGAATCCTTCTGAACTTTAATTAAATCAATATCAATTTCCACTTGAACTTGTGTTTCGCCATCATCAGGACAAGTAACATTTACCTCAACAGTCTCACCAACTGACTTGGCACGAACATTAAGGAAAACATACTCAATATCAAAGGTGGCGAGATCATCAACCTTTACACCTCTTGTAAGAATACAATCTGAAATAACAGTTCTAATGGCACTCGAAATCTGTTTCATATCTTCAGATTCCAATGCCATAATAAGGATTTTTTCTTCCTTAACTAGGAATGGACGATATTTAATTTTTTTTCCATTTGAAGGCAATACCAACTCATATGTCGGAGTCGAAATCTTTGGTAAAGGCATAAGATCCTATGGCAAATTCAGTTTTGATTATTTATTATTCAAATGTAACCAGTCCTTCCTCTGTCCAAATTGTTTGTCCGGGCGTACCATATAGACTGTCAGCCATTGGCAATTTGGGTTTAACTTCCGGATTAACCTTTCCATTTTTCATACCTCTCTCACCCACAACAGCAGCAGATCTAGGTTGATAAAACTCACTCATATTAGTAGTGTAATATTCATAGGCAAAGGTTACATTAACCTTCAAAACTTGCGCATCACCATATGATACTGGAATTGAATCCATAGACTTTGGAAAAGCACCATAAAAGTTATAAACTAATTCAGCATCTTTTTCCTTACCTCTTTCAAACTTACAAATACTCATAGTATCTGTCTTATAATCTTTTGGGTAGTGCAGTCTTCTGAATTTTTTTTCAGGATTCACATCACCACCAATATAATTCATCCAATTTTCAAAAAATTTAATTACTCTATAATCACTATCAAGATAGAATGAAAAATTAATATCAGTATATAATCTCGTATGTGCGTGCTGCTCGTTTATACCATGAAAATTATCCTTAATTTCTCCTGTGGCAAAGGCACTTGTTGGTAATACAGCATCGGAACATCTTATACCAAGTTCTCTAGTAACAAAATCATCACTTTTAAGTCCACTAGGCGCAGAAACTTTTACCTCATAATAATTTGATAAAGAAGTTTGACTGGCAATACTAGTTTTCAGTTCAGCAATACTGATGGGTTTTCTATATGCCATCTAAATACCTTATAAGGTTCTACATTATTAATTATTTAGATGGCATACAAAGGAAAATACCAACCATCCTTTCCTAAAAAATATAAAGGTAATCCATCAAATATAGTTTTTCGCTCTCTGTGGGAGCGAAAGTTTATGGTTTATTGTGATAAGAATGAAAATATTTTAGAATGGGGTAGTGAAGAAATTGCTCTACCATATCGTTCACCACTTGATAACCGAATTCATAGATACTTTCCAGATTTTTATATTAAAGTTAGAGAAACTAATGGTGTGATTAAAAAAATGCTTATTGAAATCAAACCAAAAAAGCAGTGTGTTGAACCAATAAGACCAAAAAAGAAAACTAAAGGATATATTTACGAAGTAAAAGAGTATGTAAGAAATCAGGCAAAGTGGAAAGCAGCAAAAGATTTCTGTGAAGATCGTCAATGGGAGTTTAAAGTAATCACCGAAGACGAATTAGGAATTGGGAAATGAGATATCCAACCGATGATAATCGTAATCGTGTTCGTGGAGTTGTTTATAATTTAATAGGAACAGAAGACGCAGATGAAATCATGATTGAATTGATGAGTGCTGTTCAAGATTCTAGTGTCATGGTTCCAGATGTTGGTAAATACTATATCTTCACATACACCCCCAAAACTCCCCTAATAACATACGATCAAAATCCTTTGGTGGCAGTAACTAATGTATTCCGCTGGGGGTTTCGTGGACTCAATTATCATTGGAGAGATTATCGCCAATATACTTGGGAAGAACTTAGTGGTTCACTTTATGAAATATATCCAGATGAACTATCAGATGTCAGAGAGCTCCCAATTCAAAAGTTTATTCTAAATAGTTAGAAAAAAGATAAATGGCAGAAAACTTTAGATATCCATTATCAGATCTGAATAAGGATGATGATTTTATTAAGTTTAGTATCTACAATTATAGTAGGGGAAAAAGAGATATAACTGTAGAGGGAAACTTTGGTCTTGGGTATAAGAGAAAAGAGAAAGACGAATCTGGAAAAGAATTTTCCAGGGAGTTAAGTGTGTCGGAAGATGTACCAATAGCAAATAGTAAATTAGTTGGTGGAGCAGCAAAAGGAGATTTTCAAGGATCTATAACTCTCCCAATCCCATCTCAAATATCAGATACAAATTCCACTAAATTTGGAGAAAGTTCTTTAAACTCATTTTATGCGGCTGGATTAACTAAGGTTTTAAATATTACTGGATCAGAGAGTGTAGAAGATCTTGCAAGCCAATTAGGAAAAAGTGGTACTGATCTTAGGAGGTTAGTCCAAGATCGAAGAGTTCAAGGATTAGTTAAATTATTTGCAGCACAACAAGCAATTAGTTCTCTTGGTGCTAATCTTAGTCTTGATCAACTTCTTACAAGAGCAACTGGTTCAATAATAAATCCAAATATGGAGTTATTGTTTAGTGGTCCATCTTTAAGAAATTTTAAATTTCAATTTAAAATGACACCTAGAGAACAACCAGAAGCAGAATTATGTAAGAAAATTATAAGAAAATTTAAAAAAAGTATGTCTCCTATAGGATGAAATGATAATTTTTTAGGTACTCCCAATATATTCAAACTATCTTATATGACAGGAAATCAAGAACATAAGTTCTTAAATAAATTTAAACTCTGTGCTTTAACAGATATGTCGGTAAACTATACTGGAGAAGGAAATTATGCTACTTATGATGAGGGTGCTCCAGTATCGATGATAATGGACTTGTCATTTACAGAGATGTCGCCAATTTATGCTGAAGATTACAAAGAAGATGTAGGAGGAGTAGGATACTAAAATGGGATACTTCAGAGAACTACCAAACATACTTTACCAATCACCATTATCATCAAGAACAGCATCTGATGATTATATTGCGATAAAGAATCTTTTTAGAAGAAACAAACTTCGTGATGATCTTCAAAATGTTTTTACAATATTCAATAAGTATGAGATTACTGAAGGAGCAAGACCTGATACTGTTGCCGAAGAATTTTATGGTGATGCCGAACTTGATTGGGTAGTTATTATGACTGCCGGTATAGTTCACATTAGGGATGAATGGCCTTTATCAAATTATGAATTATACAAATATACTGAAGAAAAATATGGTGCTGAAAATGTAACTGCTACACATCACTTTGAAACTACAGAAGTCAAGGATTCTACTGGCAGATTAATTCTTCCAGCAGGAAAAGTAGTTGATTCTAATTTTACAATTCCCGATCCAGCAGATCCATATAATGCTAGTGCAGATTTAAATCCAGTAGCAGGAATATCAAACATTATCTATGAAACCAGAAAAAATAAAGAAAAATCTAGTATCTATCTTTTAAAACCAAGATACTTACAACAATTCTTGAATGATATGAGAGAAATTATGACTTATCAAACTTCTTCTCAATATATTAGTGAGAGATTAATTCGAACTGAAAATACTAGAGTAACAAGTCCCCCTGGATAAAAAGGGGAGGTTTCCCTCCCCAACTCTATCACTCTTCGGCAAGTCGTGCGAAGTAGGACATTGCATCATCGTCATCATCAGTCGTCTTGGTAGGAGTAAGACTCTCAAGTTCTTCCTTGACTGACTGAGGAACAGGAGGTGCTACATCTCCACGATTCTGCTGACGAAACTCTTCTTCTTCCTCAATAGACTCTTGGTCTTGGAACTTAGGAGTGCCCTTATTACCAAGCACATAGTCCAGACGAGTCTTCAGTTCATCATAAGACTTGAACTGGTCAGGAGCAATAAAGTCTTGGAGAGAATACTGCTTCTTCCAGATTGCTTCCATTGCATCATCGTCATCAAGCAGAGCATCCTGACGGGCAAACTCAGAAGAGTCGTAGTTACGATAACCAGCAACATTCTTTGC